TGATAATTAACATTTGTAAGGTTTTATGTATCTTTGGAATCCCACTTTTATATACTGATTTCGCTTTAACCAATCTCCACCCGCAGTAGGGTAGAAGAGAGATTGTAGATCTAACAGATATTTAAGAAGAATTGGTCCATTGGTCTTAATTTGACTAACGTACTTGTACTTACTATAAATGAACAATATAAACTTATATAAACACGTTTACCTCATGACAACCTGAGTGAGGAGGTTTGGTCACCTAAATTTACCGTGTCCCTGTATATTTTTTGAGGTTTTCAATAGTCATTTTATTGATTTGATTGAGATGATATCGTCTTAGTTTATTTAGCCCGTTGTGGTTAGTCCCTAACTCCACTAAAATTATGAATTCTTTTATATTCGAGGAATCAAATTTGAACGACCAGGAGTTCTCCACCTGTGAAGGTGTTGAGTTTAATTACCATTACACAATTGAAGAATCTGGCTGTGAAAATCAGCAGCATTATATAATGCACGATTATGAACTTCCTTTAATTGTAATGGCCATGTTAGGCTTTATTCTTTTGTGGGCGTATTTAGCTTATTCACGTAGGTTTATTGTGCCCGCATTTAAGAGTAGAAGTCTTCATTTTTTGTTATTTTTGACTTGCCCTGTTTGGTTTCACCATTGGGGATCTTGTTATAAATTTTTCCTTTCCATTAATAGTCTCCATTTATTAATAATGTTCACGGAGTATATCCTTGACAGTCAAAGTGGTTACGGAAAGAGTAAATATGAAACACGCAAAAAGAATGACAAAAAAGCCCGCGATCGAAGAAATCGCGCGCAGCGAGAAAAAGAAGCTCGCATTCGAGAGAATAAAGAGAAGAAGCGTGTTCGTAACGCTAATCAGCCTTTGAATTCTCAATTTGGCATTAAGGAAGCTGTAGATTTCACGTGTGATGCACCTGATTGGGTATTGGATAGTTTTGGTACCTATTGGTTGATGTTCCGTGATATTGCATCCGAATTTAACTTTTCTTTGCCCGACATTACTTTTCCAGATTTTGGAAAATATTGGACATTATTTAAGGAAAGTGAGGTTTTTGCTGAATTATATAATATTCTTCGTATGATGATCACATTGGGATTTTTGAAGAAAATTGATATTACCTTTCGAGGAATGTCAATGTTTGTTTCTGAGCCATTACGCCAACAGGTCACTGTTATGCAATTGGTTGAGAAAATTGTAATCTTTGGTAAGTTAGTTCTTTCTAAAGCTATTTTGGTTTTTGAATCTGGAAACATTGATTTGTTTTTCCAAACAGAAGCTAGGAGTGCTTATGATAATGAAGTTACTTTTATCATATCCCAAAAACCTCGAATTGATTTAGGCCGTAAGGCTGATATTGATGAAGAGACTTATGATCGTCGTGTTCATGAGTGCATTGAGACCACTTTGTCATTATTGAACACTTGCAAGATTAGCGAGAGAGCTTATTACTCTACTCGTCTTGCACGTTTGCGAGAAATTCAGACATCCCGCACTTTGTCTAAGAAGGAAGGTATCCGTGAGAAACCTTATGGAATACTTCTTTATGGCGGGTCAGGTGTTGGAAAGTCTGCGATCGCCAATGCATTAACGCGTTTTGTCCTTCAATCAAACGGATTTGATTATAGCCCACGTGCTGTAACTTCGTTGAATATGGAGGATAAATACCAGTCGGAATTTTCTACTTACCACAAAGGAGTGATTTTCGATGATGTTTGCAATACTGCATTGGAGCGTACGGATGGATCGCCTACATTACCCATTATTATGTTTTTGAATAACATGACAATGGCTGCTTTGAATGCCAATGCCGATATGAAAGGTAAGGTTATGATAGAACCAATGGTGGTTGTTGCAACCACTAATGTTAAGGACTTAATGTCTAATCAATTGTCAAATGAACCTTTATCTATTAATCGTCGTTTCGAAGCTACTATTACTCAGCGTGTAAAGCCTGAGTATTGCAAGCCTGGAACGGAAATGTTGGATAGTTCGAAGATCGCCCATATGTCTGGAGATCAATTTCCCGATTATGCCACTTATACTGTTGAAGTACCCCGTTACATGGAGAATAAGACAGGTGACAAATTTAAGTCAGGAAGAACACAACATGTAGTTTTTGTACCTCGTGTATTTGAGGGAAAAGAACTTGTTGATGTTGATATCAAGACATTGTTACGTTTTTTGAAGGCCGACTCTGAACAGCATTTTGCTCATCAGAAGTCATTCGTTGCCTCACAACGTGAATTGGCCGATATGCCATTGTGCGAGTGTGGTTTGCCAGTTGGTATGTGTGATCCTTGTCCTTTGGATTCACAGGCTGGTATTCCCAATGTCGGTGAGGTCGTTGAATACCTTACTGCTTTGGAGATTCGTATTATTGCATGGATTAATGCTATGTTACAGGCTCTTATGGTTTCCCGTTTTGGATCAGCTATTATTGCTTATTTTATGCGAGACAAAATGAGAGATATTGTTATGGGTAGCATTGGTTATTATCTTATTTGTGTTATTATTACACTAGGATATGATGCCTTCCAGCATGTGCGAGGATCGTGGATGATCCTTGCTTTTACGTTATTATACGTATTATACGTTTCCATTCGTTTTAATATGGTC